AAACCTATGCAATTGCTAGAAAATGAATCATTCTAAAGCAATGGGACTCGGTGCCATGTTGCTCTTGTTAGTACTCGCAGTTGTGATATTACCGATGATTGTGCGTTTTATTGATAAGATGGAGCCGCATTACGTATCTGGATTTGAGAATATGGCCGATGGTGTTCAGCACGTTCCATCTGTTCCTGCCCCAAACAAATATCGTCCCGATGCCAATACGGACTATCTGTGCTCGGTTGATTCCAATGGTCAATCATGCCCCGAAGGAACATTCTGCGACGGACCCAGTCAATCATGCATTAATAATTATGTAGGTGGTGCTGTCCCTGATGTTGGATACTTTTCATAAGTATCTACATAAGTATCTACAACACAGTATGAACCTGTGTTGTATGACGACTAAACCAAAATACAAGCTCGGTAAATGTACTAATACGATTGCCAATAAAATGTGAAGAACGAGCCAAAATAAACATTTTATATACTGCATATTGCAATGCATTAAAATGATCTGGTTTTCGTATCACAGTAACATTCGGTAATTTCAAATACGGTTCAATGTATGCTTCATTATCAATTGATAATACGATTGATTTCATATTATATTTTGTTTGTATCTCTGTGATTTTATTCACATAGATATCTTCTTTATACATTCGGTTTATATTCTTTTCATGAGATGCTTTCCATGTTCGTACGGATACAGCAAGGAAAGGATGCGATACTGTTCCTAAGAATGAATGGACTTCTTCATGAATGATAGGTAAAAAGATGAGTCTGTCCATAGCCTCAAAGATACGATCACGTACACGAGGATGAATTTTTGCAGGATCATAATTCCAATCAATTTGACAATTCCATGCCCAGTACTTATTAAATATCGGATTAGTTATCCCATTAAAATATGTTTCGTCACTTGGAATATTCTGTTGGTATTCTTTTTCATGATGTAATAATAACAGACGACAAGTATATACTTTTTCCTGTCTTTTATCAGTGTTCCCCGTGTAAATAAAACGAGGATCTAACACAGTATCATATGTACCATACATATAATCAGGATAACATACAACTACAGTATCTTCATTAATACTGAGTGCACTGATAAAGCATTTAATAATATTACCAAGACCAAGTGCTTCTCTTGCGTAATCTTTTATTACACACTGAATATGTTCCATAGTTATAATAATTATGGAATATATTCTTTATATTATTGTTATCTGCGAATTGCTTTTGTAATACGTGCTCGTAATTCAAGTAACATTTCTCGTAATTTATCTTGATAACAAAACAGAATATACGCAATAATAACACCACCACTTGCCTCTTTTAGCATAGAGTAACGAAATCCATACATTCCATCCAGTATAAATGGCATATTCTTAACAAAGAGACGCATTGCATAGTATAGTACCGCAATTAATCCAAACATTAATGCAATTTCACTGAATAATACAAACGTAGATTTCTGTCGTGGATCCTCGTCAATCACCACTTGATCTAGTAACATAGATAGAGATGTGCCAAAAATGACATACACGATAGATACAATAACAATCGATAGGATTTTAACTCCGTAAAATCCAACGTTCATCTATTCTTATCTAGAGAATTATGAGTCTCATGAGTCTCATGAGTCATCCTTTCCATCAGGTGTATCATTCTCTTGAACCTTCTCCATTGTGACAGTGGCTTTTTCTACTTTACGTTGATGAGACAGATCTCCTGCAGCTCCAAACATGCCACCGAAGGTATCCGTTACTGAGGCCGCCGCAGCTGCTACAGCTGCCGGTTTAGCACCCTTTGAACGCTCTTCAAAGAACTTCTCACGAGAATCCTCATTTTCACGATACTTCTTCATTAGCGTATTGAGCTGATCATTGTTATACTCTTGATCCTTAACATCGTTCGGACTAGGATCCCATGGAGTCCACTTTCCTACCTCACCCATGAAAATGTTATGATACTTGTCCTTGTTTTGAAGCTTCTTAGCCTTGAGTTCAGCTTCCTTCGTATTACCATAGACCCCACGAACCTTGATCCCACGCATGGAGGTGTGAAAATTATTCAGTGCATAAAACTCTTCTTCCAGCTTAGGCTTGTGCTTAAACATAAACTCATCATATGCCTCTGCAATTGAGGTCTTTGTAATAGAATTCTGATTCGTTTTCACATATTGCGTGTATCCTAATAAGACATTGTCAATGGACAAACGATTTTTACGGCAGATTGCTGCAGAGTCCATTTGATCTGCCTTTTCAAGTTCTCGTGCCTTTTCATCAAGTTCTTCATTGATGTGTTTCACCATGTCAACCAGAAACTTCTCCAGATTCTTTACCTTCCAGTCAACCTCATAGGATTCCACAAACTTCTTAAAGAAAAATACATCTTTTTTATCTAGTACTTTCTCCGGACTAAGAAAACTCAGGAGTACATACTTCTGGCCAGGAATCTCAGTATCTTCATCCAAAAAATCTTCTACAGGTTGTGACATCTTCTAACGGATAGAGTGTAATATGCTTTAAACTCCGATAGTAGCCGTGGTGAGTTTTTTTCTTATAATCCAATATAGAACAATGATGGGCTACGGATTTGCTGAAATTGTTAACCGCGTGATTAAGTACTTGATTGAGGGTCTCGTTATTGCCGCTGCCGCTATCTTCATCCCCAAGCGTGCTCTGCCGTTTGATGAAGTTGCCACCCTGGCCGTCCTGGCCGCTGTCGTGTTCGCTGTCCTGGATGCAGTGAGCCCCAGTGTTGGTGTTACTACACGTCAAGGCGCAGGGTTGGGCCTTGGATTTCGCCTCGTTGGCTTCCCTGGAATGTAAATTAATTTTTATATTTGATTTCACCCTATTTAAAATAAATATTTTTAAAATAGTAATGTTCTAAAAATATTCATGATACCCCTCCTGCCTCATTTCTTAAATTTGATCAATTTCTAGAGGGTTCCAAAAACGACAAGATTCTAACCCGATGCAATGCGCTGCATAGATATCTTTACTTGCAATGAATACACATGTGGGAGGCTCTACTAACAAACGGTCAATTTCTTTCTTTAGAACTCCTTTCCAATCATACACATCATGCCATACGTCTAACTGTGAAATATGAATAATAGAATATCCTTGTTGCATACATTTCTGAATCTTCTCACGATCTTTTGCTTGGACATTTTCAGGAGCATCCCAATTTGAAATCTGTGTGAAGTGTTGCTCCCCGTCCAGCTCAATCAGAACAGATCCAATCCCAAAATCAAATGGCATTATGCTGTTTGTCGCCGAATATTTGCACCAGTCAAATCGCAACTGTTTCTTACACTCAGGATACTGCTTTGATAGATACTCTAGTACTTTTGCTTCAGATTTATTCTTACAATAAGGACACCAATATCCACTAAGAACATTATATAATATAGAATCAAATTCTAAATGACATATATTACAATCAAATATTGCTCTTTTATTAGAACCTTTGAATACTTCTCGTGGCATTATCTTATTCTTTTCACTCCAGCATGTTACATTTGGATGAGATGCAAACGATTTATTGAAACATATGCTACATTCTTGATTGCATAATTTATGATTTGAACAATATGCGCATGATCCTCCACGATTGAAATAACTCGTTACTGATGTTTCATATTCATGACCACATCTTATACAATCAAATATCATTTTTTTATTGGATTGTAAGAAGACTTGACGAGGAGTTAACTCATTCTTAGGAGACCATGCCAATGCAATCTCATTAGATGCACATGATTTGTTAAAACACATCTCGCATTCTTCTGAACACAGACGTTGATTTGTACAATAAGGACAGCAACTATCTTTTTTAATGCTATATAAAACTGTCTGAAAAGAATGATTACATGTTGTACAGTCAAACCAGCATTTCTTTTCAGAACCACTACAAATCATTCTTGGAGAACACTCATTTTTAACGGACCATGCTACTGCCATAGGATGAGATGCAAATGATTTTGCATAACAGAATAAGCATTCTTCTTTGTCGCATAATTTATCTTTATTGCAGTAAGAACACCATTGATTACCTGATACTATATTATTTAATTGTAATGTTATCTCATGTCCACATGCATCACAATCAAAAATAAACTTTTTATTACTTTTTAAACAAACTTCATTCGGTTTATTTTTATTTTTATTACTCCAATATGCAGCTTTTGGATGAATTGCAAATGAACGTTGAATGCATGTATCACATGCACCGCATAATTTTTGTGTTGTTTTAGAACATGACATGTTTCTAGTTATACCGTAATATTTTAAATTATGGATAGGTTTCGGAGTTAAGTTTAGATCTACAATAATATTATGCTAAGCCTTTAAGTCCCATCATCGGCTTGCCACTATTGCTAAAAGTGACACAAGCGCACAGTTACCACCTGAAAATATGCAACTTATAAGTCCTATAAAAATTATAAATGCTACTAAATTAGTCATTCCATCAGAAAAATTATCTTCTTTTCTATCAATGTATTCCTTGAGCAAGTAATATAACAATGCAAAGATTACCGCATGTATCGCCGTAACAACATACCTATTTTTAAATGGCATGTGAAACAATATTCCTGGTGTCATGATAAAGAATAATAGTACTCCATATAGTATGTTCATTCTGTTATGTCTTTAGGAAAAAACAGAGTCCCCATCGAGATTCCACCATTCGGATCCGTTCTGACTCCATTTCTGTCTCAAATATTTTATCAATACTAAGATATTCATTCTTAATGTTAATATAATCTGTGGTAATATCTTGACGATTGGATTCTAACAATGCTAATTTCCTTTGTAATGCACGATTAGTAGGATCAGTATGTAATGCTACTTTTATTTCAATCATTTGATTCATTATATCTTTTAAATGATTGACAATGATAATTTCTTCGGTCTGTATCTTTTTCACTTCTGAGAAGACATTAATGCTATGTAGACGTGGATAGTTATGACGTATGAGTTCGGGTAGAATAAACTGATTAGTCTCTTTGATTTCACGCACATCATTCTCGGTATCACTGATTAATTTTTCAATCGTACGATGTGCCCCTGCAATAAACAGAATTTTCCCTGAGTTGAATTCCAATTTGGACTGAAGCTTATCAAATTTGTATGCGGAGACACGATGCGCTTCTGCCTTTGCATCCAGTTTCAAATAGTTAATCAAGTTGAGAAAAAAGAAATTGAACGCATTTAATCCACTTACGATTAATCCACCATATTGATAATCCTTCAGAGCAATGCTTAACACTGTACATATTGCAGTAATAATGATAGTGGGTAACATCAAATAATTGAGACGATGCTCGCAGAGTGATTTTGATTCGGTATATAGAATCTTTTGACCCTTGAGATACATGGCAATAATATCACAAATCATGGAATGATTGGATTCTTTGTAATTGTAATTCGTATTCATAGATTTATCGATTTGTTGATAGTTTAATGCTGGTTGTGGCAGTGATGCCAATAATTGGAGTTGTTCGAGTGTTAGCTGTATCTCTTCCTCTTTGTTTTCTTGAGAGGAGGTAGCTTCAGGCGTAAGAAGCTGTCTAAGCGCTAAAGGAGGAATAGGAGCTACAGGAGGAATAGGAGCTGAAGGACGGATAGGAGCAGACGGAGGACTAAGAGCTTCTTGCTCAGTATGTGCAGATGGTAATGGTATAGTAGACGATTCTTCTCCGGATTCTACAACAACATTATTTAATTCACCACTCATTTACTATCATACTTAAGTAGATCTGCGTTTAAATGGATCAATCTCTCAAGAAAAAAGAAGAAGAAGCAAAGCGATTGGCAGAAAAGAAATACAGTGAAGAACCAAAACAACGAATTATTCCTGATGATTCAAATCATGCCGAGGCAGAATATCAACGGAAGAAATTGATATATGAAGCAGAATTACTAGAATATAATAAAAAATTGGAAGAATACAATAAGGCTACTGGAGCACCAGCATTAGAACCCGATCGCCGTGTTGTGAATCCGCATACGGCTATTCCTGCGAATTTTCTTGCATCCAAATCATCATCCAATTCTGCCACATCGATGGCTGTTAAAACCATTACAAAACTGTTTGGTTTATAAATGTCAAATGTTTCTTACTGGCAAAATGTCTATTTTTCTGATAAAATTGATACGTTCCTCCGCATTCGCACGTATGAATTTCTCGTTCTACCCTCTTTCGTTCAGCAGTTTTCTTCATCTGTGCCTCTTTTTTTTCATTGCGTTCCTTTTCGGTTTTACTCGCTACCTCTGCTGCTTTTTTTCGCTGCCAATCTAATTTATAAGCCGCAACTTGTTCTTTATGCGTTTCATTATATTGTTTACACTGTTTACGAATGCGTTCTTTATTACGTTCTTTATATATTTTATTTTTAGCTTGAACTTGCTCTTTATGAGCCGCTGCATACGCTTTCTGTTTTTCACATAATTCTTCACGATGCTGCTTGCGATACTCTGCTTTTTTCGTAAGAATCTCTTTATAATGTTCTGCTTTGTATGCCTGCTGATATGCTAAAAGATCACTACGATTTTCCTTGTAGTATTCTTTTTGCTGCTGCGCAGTTTCATCTGCAGTCATATAGGCTCTATGATCATTGAGACAGAATGGATCATGAAGTGCATCCTGAATATATTCATCTTCACGTTTACGAAGTTGCTTTGCAGATGAGCATGGATACGACTCTACTAATGCAATTGTTACATTATCTGTACCGATGCTGCGAAGATGTGTATATACTTTACTGATATCTTTTTTTGCACATTGTTTGTGGCTATACAGACGATCAGACAAAGTTCGTATAGTAGACCCTATATAATAATGGCCACCTTTGCATTTCAGTTTATAGATTTTACCATATTGATATTTATCATCTGTACCCACATTATATTCCGTCTCGTCATAATCAGATTCTGTATCAGATTCGCTTTCAGGTTCTTTATTTGATTCAAGTTCATACAAAGTAAAATCGTGATTTAGACACATAAAATCGTCTTCAGCTTGCGATATATGATATTGTTGTCGTTCTATTAATTCATTCTTAGAAGCACATGCAAAATGTTCAACTATTTCTATTTTTACTTTATCCCATCCAATTGTTGCAATATGATCATATAAACGACATTGTTTTGCTTCATTTTGTGAGTCCAGCTTGTGATTGTGTAAGCGATACTTAAGTTTATTTGTAGTAGATCCAAAATAATAATGCCCATCATCGCATATTAGGCGGTATATTTTGCCATTCTCATACATTGTTGCCATGTTATACTATAATATAGTACCGATTTTAAGTGGTGCTTTTTAAAAAATCAATTTTATACCGGAGTCTCGTCTTATCCTATCACCCAACGGTACGAATGTAACCCCACTGCATTTCTTTGCATATAAGTTCCCACGTCTTATCCTGCAAGTAGAGTTTGTCACGATTTTTGAGGAGCGGGAAGCATGCCAGATAGTCATCCATTTCAAGAAGTTCACAGAATTTATACAGCACATAACTGTACGATAAGAAATTTCGTCGGCCTTTGGGACAGTGTTTCTTGAAAGATGGTTGAATTTCACGAAACATATGTCGCAGTTTTTCTTCATCTTCTCGTGACATGAATGGTGCATTTTGTCCATTGAGCCGATTGATAATATGAGGAATATGTTCGTAATATTTGGAACATTTCATCTTTCGAAGAATCTCACGCAGCTTGGTTGGTTTCAGTTTGCTCATATCAGTAATCTGTTCACGTTTCAATTGAAACAAAATGGCATCGTAAATATCTTCAGGAATCTCTGTGCTTTCTTTGGCTTGAAATTGAGCTAACCACTCATTGAAATGATTAATCTTCTTATATGCATAATAACATGCTTCACGAGGCGGATCCTTATAAGATGGCTTATCAGTATCTACGAGCAATGCCTCCTGATGACCACAATTGGAACATGTGATATTGGCTTCATTTAAACAAATAATCATTTCTGAATTGCATTTATCACATACCGTCCAGCTGTCCTCGTAATCATCAATGGTGTTCCGAACCATACTAGGATCTTCCAGTTGTAAATATTCGTTTAGCAGTTGATTTCGCTGCATTGTTTTTTTCTCAGTGGGTTTGTTTTTATCTGTCTTATCCTCTTCAGATTGTGCAACTTCTTCTAAAATGGCAAGAATGGATCCAGGTTTTGCTTTGGTAGAAGCCTGTGTATAATTTCCTTGCTGGATTTGATCCTGAATATCATAATAATTATACAGAATGTCTCCAGTACGTAAATAATAATCCATGATTTCTGAGCCATCTTCAATGGATTTTATTTTTTTCTCTAAGGCTTCATGATTCCGTTCTAATCTCCATAGATCAATGGTGGACGTTGTTTCAGTAATCTTCTTTTTGAGTTGTTCCAGTTCATCTTTGTATTGCTGAATGTTCTTCTTTTCATCGAGGAGTTGTTGGATATGTTGGTTGTGTATTGCATCTAAGGTTGTTCTTGCTTCCGGATTACTGCGCTTAGAACTTTTTACTTTAAAAAAGACACTCATCTCTATTTCTTAGAGAAGTAGAGATGATGTGGTTTAAATCATAACATATATGCGTTTATTGTAGAATGAATCCGCCTCCGCGATTAGCACGTGCATGGGCATATGCACCACCTCTACCTCATCCCACACAACTTACTACTAGTTCTGCTGCTGCTGGTAGACCGACGCATACTAATGAAATGATAAATCAAGCATTAGGTCCACCAGCCCCGCAATTACAGGCTGCTCCTGCTGTATTTGCTCCATTACCAGCTGCTGCAGTTCCTGTACAGCATGGATTTGCGTTTGGGCTTGGAGGACCAGCTGCAGCTAATCCTCCACCTGTACATCATGGATTTGCTTTTAATCCTGGCGTACATGTTGCTCCATTACCAGCTGCTCCTGCAGTTCCTGTACAGCATGGATTTGCTTTTAATCCTGGCGTACATGTTGCTCCATTACCAGCTGCTCCT